GCTGTTCCCATCCAAAACCCAATTCAGCATTAGCAACACCGTAGGCATCACTTGTTGTCCCACCCTCAGTAATTTTATTTACCATCTTTCCGGCAGTTGTCAAAATCTGAGAGTCAGAAAACATTGGCTTCGGTTGTTTTCTCTCTGATGCAGTCATGTCTGGGATGTAGATAGCATCCTTAGCTTCTCTAAGAACTTTTGTACGAAATGCCTCTTTCATCTCTGAAGATAGATACTGGTTTTTATCAATCATTGCCATCCTGCCCTTGATGGTACGTCGCCAAGTTTGTAAGTCAGCAATATCGTTTTGGAATCCAGCATTTGCATAAGCAACAAGAATCTCGTCTGCGGCAGCAAGATTAGTCTGCCCTGTTTTTGGGTCTATGCTTGCCCCAGCATTTAGCATCCTCTGCTGGAAGTTAGCATACGCCATAGCTTCCTGAGCTTCATACTTTCTCTGGACTGTTCCCTCTGGGGAAGTGTCCATTGGAATAGCTGGCTTTGAGTATGCTGAAGCGGATTGTGTAGTCTCTTCCACTGGAACATCCGGGGAGGGTGTACCAACCCACATCTCTTTATTTCCCTGTTGGTCAGTGGTAGTAGCAAACTCCTCCTGTCCCAGAGGTGTGTAGCCAACATCTTCACTGGTATCTACACTCCGTACTCTGGTTGGTTTTAACGAGTCAGATTTACTTTGATATTTCGCCATAATTTTATCCTTATATACCTTTGTATATTACATGTGTAGTGCTATGTTCCCACAATTCATTTGCTGCCGCCCCTGCACCTGCCTGTGTTGTTCCAGTTTTCAGGGCATACATAAACACCCCACCAGCATTATTTACACGGAGTCTTTCAACAGGTGTACTTGCACCCTCTGGTGTGGTATTAAACTGTATCCTGCCCGGCATATCCGTTGTGTCCCCAGCGGAATCCGGTGTACCATCAATGTAGATGGCGACGCTACCGGCTTGCCTAAAGGCAGCAGCAGCCGCAGAATACCCGAATCCATACAGAGCACACAACCTATCACCACTCTGAACTACTGCTGGGGATGCAAGACTACCCCTTGCATGTAAGAAGGAGAGCGATGGGCCAGTTGTCGCATCTGCGTATCCGGTCATGTTACAACCAACACTTTGAGAGTCACCTACAATATCAAAACCAGATGTAGCATCATTAAAATATATGCTGACTTTACTAAATGTGACATCATCCCCAGAACCCAAGCCTAAACTTGTTCTTGCCGTAGCACCAGATTCAGCAATCCAATTTGTCCCGTTGCCAATAATTATGTTGCCATCAGTAACGGCAAGTCCAACTATGTCTGTGAGACTTGCATGTGTGGCTTGGAATCCAGTGTGTCCAGAATCAGCATAAGCTAAATGAGATAATGCTGCGTGGTCAGAAGTTCCTCCACCACCTGCTACCCAAGATAACACACCGTTTCCAGCAGCATCCGTAAGAACTGTACCGGCTGCTCCAAGTGCTGTGGGTAAGGTATAGGTTAAATCAACTGTCTGGTCGCCGCCTTGGAAAATAGTGTATTTTGTTGGGGTCGCCCCACCCTCTAAAATTTTAAGTTGACTTGATAAAGATGCAGTTACAAATGAAGGACTGTCACCAGACTTATAGTAAGTATTGGTGTCAAGTCCAAGTATTCCAGCAGCATCAGATGTCACTATACCGGCAGTATATGCACCCAACTTTATTGTGCCATCTGCTGAAACCCTTAATGCTGACCCTGCATCAGCAGTCATATTTATTTCGTAGAATCCTGCGACATCTACATACTGTATAACATTTGTACCGTCGCTGTGTTGATATGCTCTGCGAGTTGCCCCAGATGCAAGTTTGAAACCAAAGTTTCCATTTACAGTAATATCTGATGTACCGGTAATTGCACCAGCACCTAAAGTACCTGTTGTAGTAAGATTCTGTGCCCCTAAATTTAAAGTTGTAGTAGCCCCCGTGTATGGGACATATCCTGATGCAGAGGCATAGTATGCCCCGTGTTGCCCGTCGAGCAAATCTGCATTTAGATTTGTACGCATGGTAGTTGAGCTACCATTGGCAACATCATCCATTGTAGCAGAGCCAGATAAAACACCAGCCGTACCCTTTATGACACCTGCCAATGTTCCAAGGGTCAATCCTCCAAAGGTGGGTGTAGCTGCTGTGTGAATACTCTGTGGTAGAGCTAAAGTTATAGTTCCATCACCATCATTTGTGACAGAGACTTGATTAGTTGTACCTGCAACCCAAGAGGCCAGATTGTCCACTGAAGCTAATACCCCACCTGCACCAGTAGCAATCAATCGAGTTGCTGTAAGACCAGTTAGAGTAAGTCCTATGAAAGTTGGGGATGACAGCGGAGTTGTGGCTTGAGAAGAAATCCACCTTGTTAGGTGATTCAACTCTACTTCGAGATGCTGCCAGTCATGGGGTATGAGGTGCACTCTTTGTGGTCGCATAGAAAAGCCTTTAAATGTATAAACTTCCACTTGCTAACTGTTGGTCAGCAGCAAGTTTGTATTTAGCGTTTTGTGCAGCATTAAAGGCCATGGTCTGTTCTGCAATGGCTTTACTTGCTTTTATCTGTTGTGTGCCAAGAGCATAATTCAAAGCTGCTGCTTGACTTTGTGTTCCTGTTGTTAATTTAGTTTCCTGCAACGAAGCATTCAATTTCTTAACCAGATTACTCTCTTCAGCCGAAAGCTGCATTCCAAGTTGTTCTTTCTCAGAAGCACTTTTAGCAGCCTGTAATTCCTCTGCTGATTCAAATTCACCAACAGTTGGTTCTTTAAATCCTTCAATAAGTTGAGCAGATGTGGTGTATGCACTTGTCATACGACCTGTTCTTGCTTCCTTAGCTGCTGCAACTGCTGACAGAGCAGTAGTTAATTTATCAGTTCTGGTATCTTCTATGTTAGCAAATTCAGTAGCACGATTACGAGCATACCGAGAGGTAACTCCCGCAGCCATTGAGCCAGAACTCATACCTGAAGATACCAAGGCAGCTTGCTCCTTAGAACTCCCAGCTTTGAGGTTCTCCTCAACAAGTGCCCTTTGACCTGACCCATAAGTTCCACCGGCAGCATACATATCTGCTGTCTGGGTCAATTCTGGGGCTATCTCTGTGGCTGCTGTTTGCTTGGCTGCATTAGCCTCAGCAATCATCTGAGCGTATCTTTCCTGACTTGTTTTTAACGCTGACGTATAGCGACTTGCCTGTGTACTTGCCATAATCACACTCCCTTTTCTGTCCCAGCGACTGTGTAGCGGATTTTAAGACCCTCTACACACCAACTGGTATCTACTGTATTTTGTTTGAATAAGACAGCGATTGATTCGCCGCTAATTTTTTCGTTAATGGAAGCCTGACGACCCCCACCTGTAATTGTTCCTGTGTGTGTGTAGGTTAAAGTTCCATCCTTTATGCCCTTAACTATTTCCTCAGCAGATTTACCTTGATATAAATACCAAGTCAATCCATCTGAATCCTCTGAAAGAACAATCTGAATTTCTCTAATTTTAATGTTTGCCCGCATCAAGTCGTTAATTGTTATCGGGCCAAAAAGAACATAGCTTTCAATCACAGTTCCATCATCGGATTTCTTAGCTGGATTAAACTTTCGGATATATCCATCATAACAGCCAAGAAGTAAATCAGAATTTCCATCGGAGTAATCGTTGACGTATAGGAATGAAGCGGGAACACAACCAGTTGCATAAGCATCCGGGAGTATTGCATCATTGGCTATATCATAGACAAAATTAACAGCCCAGCTTCCGTCTTGCATTGATATAGAGACGTGAACTGTATTGTTGTCCCTGTCAAATCCAACAGAAACCCTATCAGTTTTTTTATTTAATTTTAAAGTCTTAAATAAATTGGGTAACTTCCTGAATGATATGTTATCAAGAGCAACCCCCTCTGTTGCAGCACCGCTTGGGACTTTAAAAAATCCAGTCATTCCGACAAGGAATAAATTTCCAGCATTATCCCAACAGAAACTTTCTGGTGAGAAAATACCTGTCTCATCAGTTAAACTGCTAAGTGCACCTGAGCCTGTTGAACCACCTCTCAAAATATAAATAGAGTTGGCTAAACCAAACAACAGATAGTTGTCTTTATATCTTATTAAAGAAACCAAAGAATCAGCAACTTGACCTGCCTCAGAACTTTGAGAACTAATGGCTGCCTGAACATCTGTCTGGCCTGTATCTAAATCAAGTGGGTCGCCCTGCCGAGTAGCAAACCATTGATTGGGACTGAACATTGAGTTCATCCACAACCGTCCCTCAAAGAGACACATAATGTTCGAGCCACCGTCTGGGAAAGTTCCTGTATCTAAGACCCAATTTAACCAGTGTGGGGGAGCTTTTACGTCTGATGGCGTTATGTAATTTCCAGCATCTAATTTTATTAGATTCGTTGCATCGAACTCGGTAGTAGTAGTTCTAAATATAAGGTGTACTGTTGCACTGACAGCACCAAAATAAATTCCAGCCGCAAGGCTTGTGTCCTGAACAACTGTATCACCAACTGTCAAAGTCCCTGTGAGGACTCCGGTTATTTTTGTATTAACCATGTCTATTTTATGATAGCCAGATTCATTTATGTCCGCTGATGCAGGACGACCATCTGCTATCCAGATAGTCTGGAATGCGGGTACGGCTGCAAAGTACCCACTGGTATCCAAATCGCCAGCGGTAAAACCGCTATCTACTCCTAATTCTACAAGTGCCATATTAAAAGCCCTCTACTAAAATTTTATTGTGTGCGAAAGCAACAATTATATTTTGAAATCTACCGCCACCTACAAAATTTTGAAGGTCAGACCATTGCCAAGAACCATCTACAAATTGCCACTCTTCCCCGGTAATTGGAGTCAGTAAAGAACCACTTGGTGTCCAGCCATCTGGAATCCACTGCTCTGTTACCCCAACCTCCCAAGCTAACATAGCGTCATATCCTGTAAGAGTGTTGTCCCCTGTTTGAATTATTAAAGGTGAAAGCCAAAATGCCCATACATCCCCAACAGTAGTTAATTCTGTTTCAGTATCATAAGTGTCCACACGCCAGAAAATTACCTTGCCGCTGTCGAATAAACTAAAACCAGTTGCATAACTAAAGCTGGACGTGGTGCTTTTTAAATCCCAATCAACACCGTTCCACTTATATATTTTAGATTGCACAGACATCTTACGTCAGTTCCCATGTTAAGTTAAGTATGTTTTTACAATTACCCGCCATATTTGTTGGAAACGGATTAGTCGCCTTTGGTGGTTTTGTAAGGGCTGAAGCTATGCCAGATAAATTAGAGGTAATGCTAATAGTTCCCGTTGCACCAACCTCTGGCCCAACTGTGGTGAACGACCACACATCTCCAGTTATTGTATCAGATTCCGTTTTCTCATCTATTCTCCAGTAGTAATTTGTATTGGGCTCTAATTCAGGTAAGGCATAGGTTGTTCCTGACTGCTCCACCTTAAATTCTGTAACATCTGGTGTTGGGTCTGTGCCAAAATAAACTAAGTGAGTTACTGCCCCACTTCCGGCTGTCCAACTAAGATTGGAGGTTAGCACAACGTCTGCGGCATCGTCTGCTGGACTTGGATTAGTTGCCTTACCAAAAGCTGTGGTAAAGTCATATTCAGCAGACCAATGAGACTCATCATCCCAATCCGAAACCTCAACTTTCCAAGAATAATTCTTATCACTAAGTAGTGATACTAAGTAGGTATAGGTTCTTGTCTCATTTAAACTCCAAGCACCAGTATAAACCCAACCACTATCCAGATACCCCCCAAGCCCATCATAAGTCCAATAAAACTTGTACCAATGGGGTTGTATTCCATCGGCAGGAATATCCGTAGCATAAGTTAAATCCATAGATAAATATACAGTCGGACTTCCCACCTCTATCCCAGAAGGTGACATATTTGAAAAAACTACTGCCATTACAACACCTTAACAAATATCTTACTAACCCCGTCGCTGCCCTGTCCTATTGCTAAGACCTGCTCTTGGAATCTACCTCCGCCTCTACCATCGTTAGCAACCCAAGTCATACTTGTATCATCAAATACCTTTGTGTTGTCATATACTGGTGGACGAGTTAAGACCCACTCAAAGAACGCTGGGGCTGATAATTTACCAAGCAAATAACTTGTCAGGGCTATTGTTCCAACAGCTTCTCTAAGTGTTATAAAACTACCTACACCAGAAAAAGAAGAAGATATACTAAATGAACCTGTTGCTAATGTTGGTTCAATAACGGTAGCTACGCCACCAAAGCCAGAAGTTATTCCAAAGTTTCCAGTTGCATCAACATACTCAGGTTCAAAGGCATAGGTTTCAAACATTAAATCAACGTCTGCAAATACCGTCCATGAAGAACCACTGTCAGTGCTTCGTGCAGCTTGCCCACCTGCATAAGCTCCCGTAGCATCATATCTCCAATATACGGTTGATGTGGCAGAACTTCTATATACTTGTATTGCATATTTAGTACCGCTTGTGACAGATAAAGGAACAGAAAATATAATTTCCTTCCACTCCCCAGTGGTACTGGTTGTAAGTGTATCACCATCAAAAGTTCCAGACGCTAAAACATCACCTGTGGGTTTATTATTTATATCTGTTGCTCTAATACTTATGGTAACAGTACCAGTAGAAGCACCTGCTCTATACATCAATAACTTTGCACTTACAAAAGAGTAGGTTGCACTTGCAGTAAAATTCTGAGTCCACCAAGTGGTGTCAGTAACTGCAAGAACACTATCATCCCCAGTATTATAATAATCAGTTAATACACTCATTGTAAGCCCTAATCCAGCGAAATGTCCAAAGCACCCGCTGCAAATCTAAAAATCTGTCCTGTCGTAATTGCTGTTGGTGTATCCAATGCACCTGAAGCAATCATATTTCCACCGCTCAGAGCATCAAACAAAGCAAAGTGGGATATAGTACCCCAACTGCCGGATGCTTCAGGGAATGTAATTGCTGCGGCATTTTGTATTGCACCGGCGACAGCAGCCTCCCAAGTTGCTCCTGATGTAACCACTCTTGCGTACCCAGATGCAACTGGTTCAGCAAGTCCACTGGCATCGTCCAGAGGGTCAGCAGTGCTGAGTCCAACATAAACTGCTACCAAAGAATGGGCGGTCTTTCCTATCAATAAATCCAGAATTTTTGCTTCTTCATAATTACTTAAACTCATATTATTTCCTTTATATTGCTGTTATATATGTGGTGTTTATTGTGACCAACTTGAGAATGGGTTGATTATCTCCAACTTGTTCGGCGAAGGCCTTATCGAGTCCCGGCCTCTGACCACCTCTTGCCATATTCTCAGATACATCCCTAAGTCTCACATTAAGCATTACGGGGGATGTTAATTGCTGTTGATTTTTATATGCTGCATTTAAAGCATAACCAGAAAAAGGAAAGAACAACTCCTGCACCAGTTCGTCAGCCATTGTATAACTCCTTAATACTGAAATCTTGTACCATAAATTGTTCCCACATTTCCAAATGGGGAGTTGACATTATTTGGCCCAAACGTCCCAACTGTATTTGGCTTCCGTATTGCGTTGTCTCGTATAGCTTGTGGAAGAAGAACATTATACAGATTGGTTGTGTGTGCAGTTTTAGCTCCATCCTCATCAAACATCTCAACCTCAG